CTAACATCTAGATCCTCTAGGTCCTCTACACAATTCTCGAAATCGAAGTCCCAAATCTGTCCCTCAAACTGGTTGAAGTCCGCAAGGTACTCCTGTGAAAATTCAGCCTTCGACATTCCCTTTTTAGCTTCTTCAATATCTTTAGCACTTACACGGGGATTTTCATGGTATGTAGCATGTATACTAGCCCAGTCCGTGAATTCTTCACTAAAACCTCGATGATAGAAGTCTGCGAACCAGTTGTTTCTACCACGAGGTGTAGATATGAAAATAGCCTTGGAATTTGGCTTGTCAAGAGTAGGTCTAAGAGCAACATTAAATGCCTCTAAGCCGTCTGATAATGCAGCCTCGTCGAAGATAATCAAATCATACGAACGACCAACCACGGAATCTACTTGATTCACAGAGCCCATACGAATAGTAGAGCCATTGGAAAGTTCAATAATTTTATCCTTCGCATTGTCTCGAGTTACCTCAAGATCGAAATGTTTGATCAGGCTACGCTGTAGATCGAATGAAATTTGAGAAAGTGAGTAGTTGGGACTCATTATCAGGATATTAGTACCAGGAACTAAGGCAGATAGCTGCCCTATAATATTTGATATATATGTTTTGCCCTGGCGTCGAGATAGTGCAGCAACAATAAACCTATACTTAGGGTTGTTAACTGCATTAAGTAGGGCTACCTGGGACCTAATCGGTTGAATCCCTAGTAACTCCATGTAACTATCTATAGGTAATTTAATAAACCTATCTGCTTTGTCGAAAGTTTGAATACTTTCGGCACTAATATCATCTCTGCTAATCTCTAACATTTATTATCTCTTCATTGCGGCTGACCCAAAGTAAAAGCCTATAATATTCATAATAGCTACAGGTAGCCACTCTGGGGTTACAAACCCCTGTAAAGTAATGTACTCAGTTACAGTATGTGTAGTATCTATAAATAGGAACTTAACCCCCTCTGTAATCTCAATAGGTACATTGGTTTGAATCCCCAGAATAGGGGCCAGGAATACAATTCCGATCCCTGCCATTAAACTCATAATAACTATGAAGCGCCTAATCCAGGCTGCATTAGGGTTCTGCATCTGACGTGCATTATTAACGCCCTTCTCTACTTGTAGATTAGACTGCATTAACATTTTATGTTGCTCAGCTTTATCAGCCTGCGCCTGCCCCCACATCTTCATTAGTCCACCCATTGCGGTGGACCCTAACATACTTATTGCTTCAATTGGTAATCCAAACATATATTCTCTCCTATTTCTTGCAATTGCAAGTAGTTTTCTTAGGTGTATCTAGCAGCTTATCAGCTACTTTGTACACTACTGCTTTTAGTCCAAAGATCACTAGTACTAGTATGCCTACGATAGTAGTGTACCATTCTGGTGCTTTGCCTAAGTTTTCCCACGCCTGAGCAAGAGTTACCTCGCTAAAGATAGGGGCTAGAAAGTTCATGACAATAGGGAAAGAGAATACAATTACTATTGCTTCATCCTTCCAACTATTGTCCATGCTTTCTTCTGCAATTTGATGATCTAGTTTCTTTTCTTCTTCCATATTCATACTCTCTTACTCCTTGCCTAACAACAATACATAAATGGGGCCCAATCACAGGTCGCCATGAGTAATTCACCATTTATATATGGCAAAAGTGCTACCCCTCCCATATTAATTTGCAAGAGGATTGTCTAATGCTCGTTGTACCTTAGCATTTAACCTATCCTCCAACTCTTTTATGTCTGTTTTATTAGATGCCCTTAATTGGTCACGTTTAGTTTCAAATCGTACTTCAGCATCATCAATCATATCTCGTACTTTATCCTCTAAAGCATTAACATCATCTTCTGTTCTATCCGATACCTTTTCAATTCTACTAATATCATCACGTAATCCGTTTTTGATATCTCTTGTATAATCCAATGTACTTTCAATCTTAGCATCCATCAAATCCATTTGAGTTTGATAAGCACCAACATCTAAGTTAGCAATACCTTCAATCTTCTGATACATAGTGAATCCACCATACAACGTACCCATCACTGTAGATAATACAGCGAATGCCATACCTAATTGTGTAGGGGTCAGTTTATAACCAAGGATACTAAATTCACCGTTGGCGAACTTATCCTTAATTGCATCAATTTTATTTAAGTCTTTGCTTAGGTCTGACATATTAATTCTCGAATTGTAATCTTCTAAGTTTCTTCAACTCTTGTTCTAACTTCACCACTTCTAATCGTTTCTTTCTAAGTTCCAATTGGTATAACGTGTTACAGTTTATACGTTCCTTTGGAGCATTCAATGGTATTACTATCCTTGCATATAAACCCAAATCCTTTGTTGTAGGATTATCTGGATCATCAGAACTAAATGGTGTTTGAGCATTATTAACAATACCTGTTATACCAAACTCCATATTCATTGTACCACCAATAGCATTAGAACAATCTAAATTACCTGCTCTAAACTTATCAGATGCATAGCTATTTGTCATAGAGGGTAACTGTAAAGACAATGCATTATTAGCATTCACATTTAAACTTAACATCATTAATATAAAGAAGTATCTCATTTTATCTTAGAACAAATCCTAGATGCTATACCTGTTGATATAACATCACTCTTAATTAGTTTAGACTTAGAACAAATATATGTTGAATTACTCAAGTCTTTAGTATTAATGTATAAATCAAATGACACCGTTTCAAGATAATCCATTTTCATTATCTTATACGTTGTTACGAAGGGTACTGGTTCCCATTCAGAATCAAATACCCCTATTTCGTAATATGAAACATCACTTCGTCTATTGAATAATCTCATCTTAGTTTTTTGAATACCTGAAATAAATGAGGATTCAAATTTAGGATAAGTTGGAGTCATCTCATGTGCTTTCGCGTCAACTGTCAATACTAGCCCTGCAATGAAAAATGCAACGCATATTAATATTGTGACTCCACTATTATTCATATTACTTAGCGATACACTCAGCAACTAATACAGCACTGTATACACCACCTGGGAATGCTTTGTCATACCCGTTTGTGGCAGATAGAGTGGCGGAGAACCAAGTTGAGCCAGCAACCGTTAGGTCGTATTCAGTAGTAGCATCATATGTTACCTTTGCCGCTTCATAACCAGACATACCAGCATCAGAAGTTTGTGCTACCGCAGTTGAACCAGTCCAAGTAACTGTATCAATTAAAGCAGGTGAAGATGAGAAACTTGTAGGAGTTGTAATCTTTGCTTTGTATGAATCTGCTAATGTGATATCATATCTTACAACTGGTAATACACCACCTGATGCAACTGCTGTACTTAATGTATGTGGGGTAGGGTTGCCATACACACCTGGAATATCCGTTGTGATTAGACATCTCATTTGAACATTACCTTGTACAGGCACATCTGTTGCCATTACGTTTAAAGCCAAAGTGGCTGCTACTACTGTTAATACGTTTTTCATATTATTCTCCGTTATATTGCATTTCAACCATTTCATTATGTTTTTGCTGTTGAGCAAGACCCATTCTTGCTCCTTTCTTATTATCGGGTAAGTGTTTATCCTTTAGACTTATTGTCTCTTTGTAAACACCACCTTGAATCTTTTTATCGTAATAACTTTGTACGTTCACACTTAAAGTCATTGCCTTCATTAAATGATTTTGAGCAACAGTTTGTGCCGCCATAATACTATTATCAATCTCAGATAATAGATTCTCAATATCAATTTCTTCTTCCTCTTCGTCTTCTGATACTTCATCGGTATCATCGTCTTTTAATTCTGTTTTACTACTTAATGCATTCTTAACATTATCATCATCCATTGCATCATATGCTTCTGCTGTTGGAATACCTTTTAGTGTATTCAATAAAGCATCATTGTATCCAGGACAACTTGGATCTGACAATGCTGTAATACAAGAATCGTCAAATTTATAACTATAAACAACAGAAGCATCAACAACAGAACCTGTTCCATCAACCTCAATAGAACCATCTCCCCAATATTCTTGAGGAACATTTGGTACACCAATCACTTTATTAATAGGTGTGCCACCTGGTCTGCCACTCCAATCATCTGTCTCTCTAAAGATATATCCACCGTTCACAGCATCTTCATTCTGCACGTGGACTTTCATATCATCTTCAGTATTCTTAATTGGTGTATATTGATAATACACACCGTTAACACTTAGGTTATTTGCTTCAGGAAACAAGTCAGGCATTCCCCAACTGCTACCATTTGCTGCAGCATTACCTGTTGTTCCGTATGTCCAATTAGAGTAAGAACAAGACGCCGAGAACAGTACTGCCAATGCCAGTAAGTAACTCAATCGGATCGATACCTTCATCATCGTTACCCTCCTTAATAGGTTTAGCATCTACATCATTATCCCAAGCAATTCTAGCATCAGAACCAATGATACCATTATACGGACAAGGTGTTCCTGCCATCAGCATAGCATCAAATACTCTAACGTCTTGGCATAGTACTGATACCGCGGCAACTTTCATTCCCATATCATATAATGTCTTTGCGTTCTTTAGACGTTCACAGTTTAAATCTCTACTTGTTGTTCCGGCAGAAATGCCTAATATTTGGGTTTGAACAGCACCTGCTACACCAACAGTACAAGAATCTGAATTAGAACTACCATTGAATGTAGGTGTAATTGCAGAAGGGGGTGGAGACTTCACCGTAGTTGTCACGTCACCTGTCGAGTGT